CACACGTGGCAGTATTGATTGAATCACAAACACTTGACCGCAAAAACTCAGTTTACTTTGGTTTTGCTAACGGAATCTTCCAAGAGTCAACACAGAACGTAGCTACAGATACAGACACCGCTCAAACCCGTCAAAACGACCACTTGACATATAACGCATTGTCAGCGACTGAATTTGGCGGTGAGCCAATCAAGAAATACTTCACGGGTTCATCAACTTTCGATAAAGCAAACATGTACAAAGAAGTTTTCGGTGGTTACACACTAACTTCTAAAGCAGTTTAACACATCATAATTCGCAAAGAGGTCAGGCTTATGGCCTGGCCTCTATTTTTTTAAAAAAGGAGTAAAGACCACAATGGAAATCAGAACTATTAAAATCCCTGAAATCAGCAAGAAAGCATTTGAAGTATTTACAAGCAACCGCAATGTATTGCGTATGCATGAGTATCAGTTAGCAGTACTTAAAATCAGTGACACAATTGAAGATGGCGACACACAAGAGCAGGCTCAAGGTAGTTACTCAATCCTTAAAGAAATGCTTGGCTTTATCCGTGCTGTTCTTAACTTGAATGATGAAGATTATGACAAGTTACTCGATTTGGAAAATAAACGTACACAAGAGATTGCTGAGAAATTAGTGGGCTATATGTATGGTTTGACAGATGAGCAACTTGAAAATGCCTCTGGTGAAGTTGACCCAAAAGAATAAAATCAAAAGGTGAACAAATTTTTGATTTAGAAAATGGCATAGAGAATTTGAAGCTCATCGCTAAGAGATCGATTCAAGGTTTTGGTTGGACGTTGGAACAGTATTACGACACTGATTATTATGAATTGATGAAAATCTTGAATGCAAAAGAGGAAGAGAATAGGATGGTAGACCCAACATCCTTACTCTAATTTTTTAAGGAAAGGAGGGAATATAACATGGCGAAAATACAAGCTACCATGTCTACTGAAATAGCCTTAGACACGCTTCAGGCTGCTGACTCGATTAAACGATTAACTCAGTTAGTCAATAGTTCTACAAATGCTTGGAAGGCTCAAGAGAGCCAAATGCGTAGCGCTGGTGACTATTTAGGTGCGGCTCAAGCAAAATACGAAGGCTTGAGTAATACCATCCAGAACCAACAGCAAAAGATTGAGAAACTGAAACAAGAACAGTCTCAACTTAAAGGGAGCACCGTCGAAGTCGCCGAACAGTACCTTAAGTACCAACAACAAATCGACCAAGCTACTACACGCTTAGCTGCGTTGGAAAATCAACAACGTCAAGCTAAGCAAAGCCTTGATTATCATAAGTCTGGTTTGGCAGAGCTTCAAAAGGAATATAAAGCCCAAAACGAGGCATCTGATACCTACATCAAGCGTTTAAAGGCAGAGGGCAAGGAAGACGAAGCTAGACAGGAACAGCTCAAGCAATACAAGGGTTCAATCGCTAACCTAAACAAGCAGTATGAGACCCAAAAAGAAATGCTTGAGCGTATCGCTAAACAGACTAGCAAGACCTCAGAAGAATATCTCATCCAGAAAAAACGCTTAGATGAGACAGCGACGAGTCTAGCTCATACTAGAAATGCCGCTAATAAACTTAACGATGAGATTGAGCAAAGTCAACGTTCTAGCACGTTCATCGAACACTTGAAAGAAAGCTTTCGCCGTTTGGGGAATGAAGTCGACGATACTGAACAAAAGACCTCACGTTTAAAAGGTATCTTTGGGGCTACGTTTACAGCTAATCTTATCAGCAATGGTTTCCAAAATGCGTTGGGAGCTATCAAGGGTAAATTTGATGAAATTGCCCAATCCAGTTCCGAATACGTTAAATACCAACAAACCATGAACGCCACTTGGTTGACCTTAACGGGTAATGCTGAAGAAGGTAAGAAGATGGTCGATATGACCAACCAAATGGCGCAGGCAGCGGCTAACTCAACCGAGATGGTTGATGGCATGAACCAGAAATTCTATGCCGTTACTCACAATACTGAGTTGACTAAGCAACAAACACAAGCCATCTTGACATTGCAAGACGCTTTTGGTCAGACCGATGCAGCCGTTGAGAATTTCGCTACTCAGTGGGCTCAAATGATTGCCAATGGTAAGGTTCAAGGGCAAGACATGATGTCTATTATCAATGTTTTTCCAGAAATGAAGAACCAACTTAAAGAAGTTGCCGGGCAAGAACTTGGCATTGCTAACATGACTCAAGAGCAATATGCCAAATTGCAAAGCGATGGTAAGATTACCGCCGAAATGGCGCAAAAAGCCTTGTTTGAGTTGCAAGACAAATACAAGGATGCGACGGTTAATTTCTCAACAACTATCGGCGGTCTTGAAAGAACCATCCAGTCTCGTATGCCAGCAGTAGTTGCAGCTTTCCGTGATCCAATCGATAAAACGAAAAACCCATTCTTACAACAGATTGGTAACTGGGTTGCTGACCCTAAAACTGAAGGCAAATTCAAAGAGCTTGGAGAGCATGTTTCCAAAGGTCTTGGCACAATCATGGACGCCTTCTCTAAGGTATTCAATCTCGGTGATGGTACAGACAAGCTTAATGGCTTAATAGACGGTCTCAATAAGTTTGTCGATAACCTTAGTAAGAACATTGCCAATAATGCCCCTAAAATTGTAGCTTTCTTCAAGGAAGCAAAAGATAGTCTAATTGCACTTTTCAGCATTGGGAAGAGCTTCGTTGGTGGTGTTTGGGAAACCGCAGTAGCCATGATTAAAGGTGTCGCTGGTGCTTTCAATTTAATGACTGGCAATGGTAAAAAAGCTAAAGAACAAGTCACATCACTATCCAATGCTTTAGGTAGTATTGCAAAACATAAAACAGCTATTGAAACGGTTGGTTCTTTGTTTGCTGCATATTTTGTGGGCTCTAAAATCGCAAATGGGATCACAGCAGTTGTAAAAGGTATTCGTGCATGGAAAACAGCTACAGCAGGAATGACAGTGGCTCAAAAGGCATTGAATTTAGCTTTTGCTTCCAATCCAATTGGTTTAGTCGTGGTTGGAATAACTACTGCTATCGCTGCACTTACGATGCTTTATAAGCACAATGAAAAATTCAAGAAATTCATTGATGGTATTGTAAAGAACATCAAAGATGGATTTTCTAACGCTGGTAAATGGCTTGGCAAGACATGGGATGGCATGAAGAAAACTTGGACGGGTGCGATGGACTCAATGACCAAGAGCACCAAGAAGGGTTTTGAAAAGACTAAGACTTACTTCACTGGCGGTGAAAAAGGTATCAAAGCCTTTACTAACACCGCTAAGAAACTGCTTGTAATCTCTAATCCAGTAGTAGCTGGTTTTGAGTTGATGTATAAGCACAATAAACCATTTAAGAAGTTTGTTGATGGCACTGTGGACCATGTCAAAGATATGGCCAAAGGTATTGCAAAACACATGAGTAACCTTAAGAAAGATTGGTCTGATAAGTGGGACAACGTTAAGAAATTCGCATCTAAAACATGGAAAGGTGTCAAGGATAACGCTACTGAAGCCATGACTTCTCTAGGTAAGGATATCGACAAGCACCACAAAGGTATCAATAATAATTGGTTTGATGGCTGGGAAAACTCCAAAAAATTTCTATCGAAAAAATGGGATGAAATCGGAGCGTTAACGCAAGATAAATTCGGTGTTAAAATTACCAAACTAATCACCGACGCTTTAACCAACATCGCTAAATTCTTCAAGGATACATGGGATAATGTCAAAAATGGCTTCAGTGACATGTGGGATGGCATGAAACACCTTGCTGGCGATGGTATCAATGCGGTCATCAAAATTCCGAACGATGGTATCGACGGCATCAACGGCTTAATCCAAGACTTCGGTGGTCCGAAGAACGCAATCAGTAAAATCCCTAAAGTTAAATTTGCGGATGGTACAGGTCTATTCAGCTCATACCGAAACCCAATCACTAGACCAACACTTGCTACACTAAACGATGGTAATGATAGCCCTGAGACTAACAACCAAGAGATGGTAATATTGCCAAACGGTAAATCATTCTTGCCACAAGGTCGCAATGTTGAATACCTCTTGCCAGCTGGTTCGGAAGTTATCAATGCCAGTGAATTGGCTATGCTCATGGGTGTTGAACGTGGAGCTTATGCTAAAGGTACTGGTTTTTGGTCTAAAATCTGGGATACAACTACCAATATAGCTGGCTCAGTTTGGAATGGGATGAAAAACGGTGTCGATAAATTCAAGAAAATGATTGAATTCATCGGCGATGTCGTTAAAGACCCAGTTGGAACAATGGCTAAGAAATTCAGTCCTAACGCTGATAAATTGGGCGCTATGTTCAGTCCACTTGGGAATGCACTTTATAAGAAACCAGTTGAAGAAGCCAAAAACTGGTGGAAAGAGCTTTGGTCAATGGCTAATGCTTCAATGGATGAAGGCACAGCAGCCATGGGTGCCAAAGGCGATGACTACCGCTTCAAAGATAGAGCTAAAGATGCTGGATCAGACCCTTGGGGATACTATTTCCGTGAGTGTGTGTCATTCGTAGCTAGTCGTTTGGCAAACCTTGGGGTTAACCCTAGCTTGTTTAGTCATCTAGGTGATGGTAACCAATGGGTATCTGCAAGAGTGCCACACTTGAGCAGACCAAAACCAGGAACGGTGGCGGTTTACACTGGTGGTCCTATTTCAAGCAACCACGTTGACTTTGTTACAGCAGTTCACGGTGACACTTATGATGGTGAAGAATACAACTATGGCGGAACTGGTCAGTACCATCAATACACTGGGCGTCATATCAAGAATGCTGCTACATTCCTTGACTTCGGTGTTCGAGATAGTGGAAGTGGCGATGATGGAAAACCACTTAAAGACCGCAACAATCCACTACAAAGCTTGATTAAGCGACAAGTCGGTGGCATGTTTGATTGGATTAAGAAAACGCTTGGACCACTACTCAGCCCTGATTGGGGTGGTGAAGATGGTCCTCAAGGGACTGGTGTAGCTCGTTGGAGAGATTCAGTAGTAAAAGCGTTGGAAGCAAATGGCATTGAAGCAACAAACTTCCGTGTGTCTAAGATTTTAGCGACTATACAGAAGGAATCTGGTGGTGACCCTAACGCACAAAATAACTGGGATATTAATGCAAGAATGGGCGACCCATCAATTGGATTGATGCAAACTATTAGTCGTACATTTAATGCATTCAAGCACCCAGGACACAACAATATCCGTAATGGATATGATAACTTGCTTGCTGCAATCAACTATATCAAGCATCGCTATGGAACATCTGATGCAGCCTTTAACTACGTTGCAACTCATGGTTATGCAAATGGTGGTTTAGTACGCAAGAACGGTGTTTATGAGCTCGCTGAGGGTGATATGCCAGAGTATGTTATTCCAACCGATATTGCCAAACGTGGCAGAGCGTGGCAATTACTTTCCGAAGCAGTAGCACGCTTTGCTGGAGATGCCCCACAAGGCAATCACGACAGCACGCCAAACCATGAGCGTGTTTCTGTACTAGAAGACAAGCTAGACGTTATGATTGGTTTGCTTAGTCAATTGGTAACTAATGGCTCTAAGCCAATCGAGATTCAAAACATCATTGATGGTAGAAGCGTATCAAACGGTCTAGCACCATTTATTACAAAAGCCACAAACGAATATGAGCGCAGGCAAGCGCTGTTAGGAGGTCGCATTATTTGATAGGAATGTCAGTAACTTATGACGGCAAGAACTTAACCGAATTATTCAATGAAGGTCAAGGACGTGCCGTTCCAGTGGATGTCACCAAAAACGTGGCATCAAATTTCAACAACAACTATCAAGAACAAGGTCATAGGCGCTACGGTCAGCAATTCCTATATAACACCTTATCAGTTAAACATATTCAAGTATCGTTTACTCTAGTTGGTAACTACGATTACTTTAATAGCGTAGCTGAAACGCTTGGTGGCTATCTGAATGTAGATAAACCGAAACCATTGATTTTCGGAGATGAACCTAATAAGGTTTGGGAAGCTATACCATCAGGCCAAGTGTCCTTAACTGTAGACAAGAACACCTCACCGATTACCGCAACAGTAACGGTTACATTTGATGTTCCCAAAAGTTACAGCGAAAACAAAGCCGAAGCCTTGGTAAGTAGCGATGGCGAAACCAAGTTCGGCAGTATTAAAAAGGTATCGACTGGTCATTACAAGGCAACTTTAAAGAACTTTGGTACGGCTGAAACATACCCAGATATTAAGTTAAAATTTAATTCAGATAATGGCTGGGTTGGGATTGTGAAATCTGCTACTGAAAGCTACGAGGTTGGTAATCCTAAAGAAGACGACACACGAGCCGTTAAGCGTTCGGAACTCCTCTTGGACTATCGAAACCCTGAAGACGTCAAACGTGGATTTGCACTAGGTCAAAAAAATGTTGGGCGTTTTAACGACGATTCGGAAAATCTCAACGGTACACTAGGATTGATTGATGTCTTCGACCGCCCAAACATTGCCTTAACTTCAATGGGAAGCGGACCTAGACAAAAAAATGGTAGCTCGATTACATGGGAAATCCCATCGGATTCCAGTGGTGAAAAAGGCTCACTCAATGATTACATCTGGTGGCGTGAAGTTTTTTGGTTAGGATCGCCTAACCAATACGGTTATATTAAATTATCCGTAACTGATGAAAACGAAGAGTTTCTCTACGGTGCAGAAACTAAAAAAGTCACTAATGGTCTTGATTGTGAATACAACTTTCTTGTATCAGACGGGAAAGGTGGCTATAAAATTCTTGAAAACAAACATTTTTACGGTACACACCTAAACGAACACAACCCGTTCAACGCTCCTCGTGGTTGGTCTGATATTTTGAGAGTAGATGACACGATTCAATTTTATTGGTGGGGTACTTATCCAAGATTTAAAGTACCAGCTTTAAAAGGTCGCAAATCTAAGAAGATTAATGTCATGTTGGCTAGCCTAGAACAAAAGCCATTAGTAACTCATATGTATCTTGACCAACTCTTGTATAGAAAAGATTTTGTCAATACTATTGAAGATATTCCTAATCGATTCAGCATGGGTTCTATCTTAGAGGTGGACATGGCTAAAGGTAAAACCCTCATCGATAACTTGCCAGCATCTAATGAGTTAACATACTTGTCTGAACCATTCAGCATTAGCACTGGTGAAACTGAAATTGATATCTATACATCAAGCTGGATAGCCAAAGACCCAACAATTGAAATTTCATGGAAGGAACGCTTTGTATAATGCAAATATGGATTCATGATAAAAGTATGCGTAAAGTGTGTGCTTTGAATAATGAAATTCCAGGAATGTTGCCATATACGAACAGTCAATGGCATCAATATCTTGAATACTCAACAAGCACGCTTGACTTCACAATTCCTAAGTTTGTAAATGGAAAACTGCACGATGATATTAAATACATCAATGACCAAATGTATGTGTCGTTTTATTATGATAATTCCTACCACGTTTTTTATGTATCAAAACTCGTTGAGAATGATTTTAGTTTTCAAGTCACTTGTAATAACACCAACCTTGAATTGGCAATGGAAGTTGCACGACCACTTGCAGATATTGGCGGTGCCAAGAGTGTTGAGTGGTATCTTCAAAATCTTGAGTTGCTTGGTTTTGCAGGTCTGGAAATAGGTGTCAATGAAATTTCTGATAGAACAAGAACGCTTACTTTTGAATCTCAAAGTGGAACTAAACTAGAGCGACTTCATAGCTTGATGAATCAATTTGATGCAGAATTTATTTTCCGTACCGAATTAAACCGAGACGGAACTATGAAACGTTTCATCATCGACATCTACCAAGAAGCAGATGAAAACCATCACGGTATAGGTAAGGCAAGAGGAGATGTTGTTCTCTACTACCAAAGCGGATTGAAAGGCGTTCAAGTTACTAGTGATAAAACGCAACTTTTCAACGCTGGTAATTTCATTGGACAAGATGGCGTTAACCTAAACGACGTCGAATTTGAGGAAAAGAACGAGCTAGGACAAGTAGAGTTCTATTCTCGAAAGGGCACTAGCTTCGTTTTCGCCCCACTATCAAGGGAACGCTACCCATCTACCATGAATCCAGACAGCGCTGATAACTGGACACGTAAGGATTTTCAAACAGAATACAAGGACGTTGAATCCTTAAAAGCTTACGCCTTGCGTACTATCAAGCAGTATGCTTATCCACTATTGACTTACACAGTAGATGTTCAGTCTAGCTTTCTGGATAACTACAAGGACATTAATCTAGGTGACACTGTTAAAATCATCGATAATAATTTTAGAGGTGGTTTAGCCCTCGAAGCTCGTGTGTCTGAAATGATAATCAGCTTTGACAATCCTGCTAATAATTCAGTAGTTTTCACCAACTTTAAAAAGCTGGATAATAAACCATCGGATGCCTTGCAACAACGTATCGATGAGATTGTTTCTAAGTCATTGCCATATCATGTTGAGATAAGGACCACAAACGGTACAGTATTTAAGAACGGCATTGGTCGTTCTACTGTTAAACCAATTTTGAAACAAGGCGATAAAATTGTTGATGCAACTTATCGATTTGTGATTGACGGTACTATTAAATACGTAGGTATGACCTATGACATGGTAGCGTCAGAGATTAACCAACCAACCACGCTTACTATCTCAGCGTGGGTAGATAACAAAGAAGTAGCTTCAGAAGAAGTTACTTTTGTAAATGTATCAGACGGTAAACAAGGGCCTAAAGGAGACAATGGTAAAGATGGAGTTGGATTAAAAACAACTACCATAGTTTATGGTCTTAGCGACAGCGATTCTACCAAACCTAATAACTGGTCTAGTCAGCCACCTGCATTGGTTAAGGGTAAATATCTATGGACTAAAACTATTTGGACGTACACTGACTCATCTAGTGAAACAGGTTATCAAAAAACTTACATTGCTAAAGATGGTAACGACGGTAATGACGGTCTTCCAGGTAAGGATGGTGTTGGGTTAGTTAATACAACCGTTGAATATCTAAAATATACCGACGGTCAAACAATCCCAAAGGCAAAATACTATTCAAAATTCAATTGGAATGGTTTAACTTTACCTCAGCATTTAAAAAATAACTGGGTTCAAGACTTGACTCTCATTGAGAGCGGAAAACCTGTAAAATACACAGACTTATCGGTCGGAGAGTTTGTAACTGACAAAACTGGTGAGATATTACAAATCAAAGAGGTTTTTGGAACTGGTGGAGGTCCTAAAAACCCGGGAACCTTCAATTTAAATCCATCTATTGGAAAATGGAGTAAAGAAATTCCTACAGTGCCAGCTGGGCAGTATCTATGGACTAGAACCACATGGTTTTACTCAGACGGTACTAGTGAACAAGGATTTTCAGTTGCTAAGATGGGAGAACGTGGTCCTAAAGGAGACAAAGGTGAGCGTGGTTTACAAGGACCGAAGGGTGACCAAGGTATACCTGGTCCTAAGGGTGCTGACGGTAAGACACAGTATACCCATATCGCTTACGCTGACACGGTTTCAGGTAGTGGCTTTAGTCAAACTGACTCAAGCAAGGCGTTCATTGGTATGTACCAAGACTTCAACGCTACAGATAGTCAAAACCCACAAGACTATCGTTGGACGAAATGGAAAGGTAGTGACGGAAAAGACGGTATCCCTGGTCCTAAAGGGGCAGATGGACGCACACCTTACGTGCATTTTGCTTATGCAGATAGTGCAGATGGCAGAGAGGGTTTCAGTTTGACACAGACTGGAAGTAAACGCTATTTAGGTGTGCTAACCAACTTCATCAAAGAAGATAGCACTAACCCAGATGACTATACATGGAGTGATACAGCGGGAAGTATTTCAATTGGTGGCAGGAACCTCTTGAATGGCTCAAAAGGTCCTTTTAAACCTGACCGTAAACCGACAGAAAACTTTGATAATTACGTTTATTATGAAAATGAAACTTCTGTCTACTTAGAGCAAGGAAAGCAGTATATCATTAGCGCAAAAACAGATGGCAATTTTGTTAATTATCATGATGGTTCAAATGAAAGTGACAATGTAACACTCTGGTTATTTACTTTCTGGGATGTGGTTGATATTGTTTCTGATTCAAAAACAGGTACTACAGGAACTCAGTTTACTTGGAATCACCCGACAGGTACATATCATCTACGTGTCAATACATATCACAAAGAAGCTATCAAATCTGTTTGGGAAGTTAAGATTGAAGAAGGAACAGTCAAAACAGATTGGACTCCTTCCGTCGAGGATGTACAAAAAGATATAAATAGCAAGGCAGACGATGTTCTGACTCAAGCACAACTAAACAAGCTCAACGAGATTAATTCAGTTATGAAAGCTGAATTGGATGCTAAAGCGTCTCTTGATACACTCAATCAGTGGGTGGAAGCCTATCAAAATTTTGTTAACGCAAACAATGCCAATCGTGCACAAGCTGAAAAAGATTTAGCTGATGCAAGTGCTCGTGTAACTAAACTAGAAAACGACTTAAATGATATGTCAGAACGTTGGAATTTCATTGATAGTTACATGAGTGCATCAAACGAAGGTCTTGTGGTTGGTAAAACAGACAATTCTAGTTCTATGCTATTCAGTCCAAACGGTCGTATTTCAATGTTTTCAGCTGGGAACGAGGTAATGTATATCTCGCAAGGTGTGATTCATATTGAAAATGGTATTTTCTCGAAAACCATTCAAATTGGACGGTATCGAGAGGAACAAGATATTATTAATCCAGACCGTAATGTAATTAGATACGTAGGAGGTGCATAATGGCTGAATTTTGGAGTAATAACGACCGTGGATATCGCATCAGACTTTGGGTCGACCAGGTTGGTCAAGATATCCAAAACAATACAAGTCAAGTTAGATTGCGATTAGCGTTACTAAATACGACAACTACGTTTGCTCAATATCAATGTAGTGCTTATGTCGAATTTAACGGTCAACGATTGAATTGGTCTGGTTCACCTAGCATGTTGGGGTGGAATCAAACAATTCCATTGATAGACCAAACAATTACTGTTAGACATGCTGATGATGGAGTTGGTGTCTTCGGTGTATATGCTCACTTCAACGGTTCTGGTGGATGGAGCCCTGGAAATCTAGATATTGGTAATCAGCAAATAACACTGACAACTATCCCAAGGGGAAGCTCGGTGAGAGTGTCTGATGGGTTCATTGGCAATCAAGTAGACATCTCTATCGATAAAAAAGTAGGTAGCGCTACACATACACTACGCTATTCTTGGTACAACAAACAAGGTAAAATTGCCGACAATGTTGGAACGTCGTATAAATGGACAATCCCAGAAGATTTCGCTAACGATATACCAAATTCAACAAGTGGACGGGGTACTATATATGTAGATACTTATATTAATGGAAATTTCATTCAAACACAGTCGACAACGTTCACGGCAAGTGTTATCACAAATAACATGAAGCCGTCGTTAACTGGTTTCACGTTGACAGATGCTAATCCAGTATCTCAAAGAGTAATCCCAGAATCAACGCATTTTGTTTCCATCATGTCGCTTGTCAAAGTTACATTTAATGGAGCTCAAGCCAAGAGCGGGGCTACCATAGATGGTTACTATGCTGAAATTGTTGGCGCTAACAATTCTGTTACTGAGAATGGCGGAGTGTTGCGTGAGGTGTCTGTTAACAAAGACACTGAAATGACCTTAAGAGGAAGGGTTCTAGATTCTCGTGGGATATGGTCTGATTGGGTAGAGACGAAACTAATGTTTCTATTCTATTTTAGCCCAGCACTAAGATTCGAGGTTAAGAGAAGTGATAAGAAGTTAGATATCCTAACTATTAAGAGATTCGCTAAAATAGCACCACTTACATTTAACGGCATGCAGAAAAACACCATGAAGCTGACTTTCACCACACGAAAATTCGATTCTTATACTGAGGTTCTAGATAATGGCCAAGCTGGTGGAAGTTGGTCACAGGTTTCTGAATTTAACGCATCTGATGCCAACCTTGGTAATCGTTATCCTGCAGATACATCATATATCGTTACAGGGAAATTAGAAGATGAGTTTACAAGCACTTCATTCCAAGTCACCGTTCCAACCGATGAAGTTATTATGACCTATGATCGTCAAGGCGTTGGGATTGGTAAGTACCGAGAGCGTGGTGCTCTTGATGTTGACGGTGATATTTATGCTAACAATAACCCCATCCAACAATATCAGCTAACCAATAATAACGGTGGTCCCAAATGGAATGTTCACGATGCAAACAGATTTTATCTACCGGGACAATACATCCTTGGCCCATCGGCACCGGGAAATCCTAATGGTCAGTGGGGGTTTCTATTCCATTACGGCTACAATGGAAATAATACTGACGGTACAAAAGAAGCTATCCAGACTTTCTGGAGTAATGATGGTCATCTATTTGTTAGGCATCATCGATGGTCGGAAATAATCGACGACTGGGAACCGTGGAAAGAGTTTGCTAGGAATGATAACACAAACCTCATTAATACAGGATGGCAGTATGCAGGATACGAGGGTAGCTATTACAAGCGTGTCGGAGATGTGTTGACAGTTAAATATAATTTTACTGGTAATGGGAATAATATTACCTTTGCAACAATACCAAAAGAAATTTTCACAGCCCCGCAATCATACATGTACGTAATAGCAGATTGGACCAATGACGGAAGTTACAATACTCACGCCCAAATAAGTAATGGAACTAGCTCTATTATTGCAATTAATACTAAAAATGATGTCATATATAGAGGTCAACTCACAATTATGCTATAAATGAAAGGAAAAAAATGAAATTCGAATACGATTCAAAATCTAAAGAATATGACGCAAGCGGTGCAGCGTATGCAACTAAAGTAATTTTGAGAAACCGAGATGGCGCTTACGTCCCTGTCTTTTTGCCAGTCGATAAAATCGACTTATCAAACACTGAACTACTGAATGAAGCACTAGAGGTTATCTATCAAGAAAACTTCCCGCAACGTGCGGAAAATGAAAAATTTAATGAACTTGATAAAAAAATCAAAGAGTACGAAGCATTAAACAAAAAAGCTACTGATACCATTGCTAAGATGGAAGCGCAAATGACGAAACAGCAAGAGCAATCGAAGACAGCACAAGTAACGCTGATGAATATCATTACTAAATTTTATGAAAAAGGGACGCTAAAGGATGAAGACTTGGCTGAATTGTCTATCGTTGACGTTGAAGAAGATTAAAGAAGAAATAGAAAGGAAAAAAGATATGATGATTAAATTATTTGCTATTAACATTGTTGATGGGACCTACCCGTTTAAACGGGTTCCTAAAGTTTTGAAGCCAAAAGTTAAAGAACAAATCGCTAAGATGGTTGAGGATGACGAGCTCTTGGCTCAGCTCACAAAAGAATAGTTAGGAGTGCGGTATGGTAAATCAAACCGAGCCAGATTTGATGAACTGGCTTATTACGGTTATTTTCCCCATTACCATTTCAAGTGCGAGTTTCTATTTTTCCAGTCAGTCACGCGCCTCTCGTTTAGAACATCGAATCACTAAATTGGAGGTCGTCGACCATGAAATTGAAAAAATAATTGAAAACCACAATCAACGGCTTGACAAATATCAAGAAGAACAAAAAATAATTCTAGCTCTCGTCCAACGTATGGAACATCTTAATGAGAACGTTGTTGAGCTAAAAGGAAATATTGAAGAAGTTAAAAAAATAGTAGATCGAAACTTGAGAGGATAATAATAAAATGATTAATTTAAAATTGAGACTAAAAAATAAAATGACATTATCAGCTCTTGTCTCAGCAGTATTTGTTATGTTGGGACAATTTGGGCTTGATATTCCACACAATATTCAAGATGGTATCAATACTCTATTGATGATATTGGTTATCCTCGGAATCGTTACCGACCCAACCACTAAGGGGATTGCAGACAGCGAACGAGCATTGAGCTATGAACAACCACTAGACGAAAAGAAAGGAAAATAGTATGAGCGTACAACAATCTATTGTAAATTGGTTTGTTAACCATAGAGGTAAATTGACCTATTCAATGTATGGTTCACGCAATGGGTCAGACGGCACTGCGGACTGTTCTGGTTCAATGTCACAAGCATTGAAAGAAGCAGGCATTCCTATCCAAGGGCTACCATCTACTGTTACTCTTGGGCAACAGCTTGCAAAGAATGGCTTCTATCGTGTAAGTATTAATCAGGATTGGGATGCCTTGACAGGTGATATTGTAATGATGTCGTGGGGTGCTGATATGTCCACATCTGGCGGAGCTGGAGGGCACGTTGGTGTCATGATGGACAGTGTAAACTTCATTAGTTGCGACTACTCAACGCAAGGAGCACAAGGACAAGCCATCAATACTTACCCTTGGAATGACTACTATGCAGCCAACAAGCCAAGCTATATTGAAGTTTGGCGTTACTCTGAAACAGCACCACAAACCAACAACCAAGCTAACACAGCAGTAGCACCACAACAAAAGGCTTACTATGAAGCTAATGAAGTTCAATTCGTTAATGGAATTTGGCAGATCAAATGTGACTATTTGGCACCTGTTGGATTCGACTGGGTTAACTAATTTTCGGCTCAGTATAAACTAGGTGAACGCAAACAAAGCGGTGTCATGCAAAAGCATGGCTAACGGTGGACATCCAGACCGGACAATACCGTGCCAAATATGATATAATAGAATCATAAAGGTGTAACGACTATCCCTTTTGGGAGTACACTAGCTCTTTGTACGCTAGTGGAAGCGCCTAGACTTTAGAAAGATGGTGTCATGAGATGAGTAAAACCAAAAACGGCATTTGTGCCAATTGTCATAAAGTATTTGAAGTTTCTAAAAAACAAAATACAAAAATAAAAAACGGTAAATCAGTTTTTTGTTCAGAAAATTGTTCTTTAGAAAAATACGGAAAAACCAAAATTACAATTTCTGAAATCCCTTGTTATAGATGCAAAAAGATGTTTTATCCTACATATAGCCAATATAAAAGATATAAATATAATAATTATATTTCTCTTTCGTTTTGCTCAAATAAATGTAGGTGGAAAAAAGAATATCCTTTCGTGTATCACAATGATTATGTTAGTGTCTTTGTGAAAGGGAAAGAAATTTTACTTGATTTTGATGTTTTTGAAAAATATACTAAAACACTATATATTCATAGTGACAAAACAAATGGTTATAATTCTGTATGGGTGTTCCATGAAGGGAAAAAGGTCCTTTCAAGGTTTATCATGTCTGTTACAGACAAAACCCAATATGTTGACCATATAAACGGAAATCCCTTAGATAATAGAAGAAGAAATTTAAGGGTGGTAAGTCACCAAGAAAACATGATGAACAAAAAAACTTATAAAAATAACACTTCTAAAATAAAAGGTGTTCACTTAAATAAAAAAGGTTTGTGGGTTGCTAGAATACAAGTTGGAAATAAACGAATTTTTCTAGGTTCATCTAAAGATAAATCAGTTGCTGAAAAATTAAGGATTGAAGCAGAAAAGAAGTATTTTGGTAAGTTTGACAGAAAATATCTAAAGTAAGATATAGTCTAATCCCACTAGGAATAGTGGGTAGTAATGAGAAAACGGGATCCCAGTTGACATGGTAAATTGGGTGGATGCTAACGGTAATGATATTCCAGATGGCAAGTCTAAAGACTTCAAAGCTGGAATGTACTTTTCATTCTCTGGCGATGAAACCAACATCACAGACACGGGTAATGGTGGATACTACGGTGGTTATTACTACCGAAAATTTGAGTTTGGACAATTCGGACCAGTTTGGTTGTCTTGTTGGAATAAAGATGATTTGGTAAACTACTACCAATAGACCACGCAAACTAAAAAATAAAAAAGGAGTATATCACCTCCCGACAGACCACAATTCGGATATCATGGTGGTAGTGGTCGAAGCCTCAGCATTGTGCTGGGGCTTTTTTTATTTGACTTATAAATGATAATTTTATAAAATGTAATTGGATAACCTAGATACAATTTATCTAGTGCAAAAGGTAAAAGACTGATTAGGTTCAGCGCCCTATAAGGGAATTCATATAAAAAAAAGTCGGCTATTTTAGTCGACTCTTTTTTTTTATGTCATGAGTATAGCGTTTTCTATTATGTTATCGATGTCGTGCTTTGTTAGCTAATTCAGACATCGACATAGAACTATTATCTAGTGAGATAATTTCTTCGTTGTTTCTCATACTCTTTTTTTTTCCTTTATTTAATAGCCTGTTCCCAAAAATAAACAAGACGTTCCCCTGAAAAACTTTTTTTATGTTTTTTTGATTTTTTTGTTGACAAACGGGAACTGATTAGATATACTATAATTGTTCTAAGGAACAAGCAATAAAAACTAAATAAACGGAGGTAATCTATGAAAGTTGATCTACTTCGTGTGAGAGCTGAACGAGTGGCTAAAGGTTATACTCAATCGAAAATGGCTGAATTAATGGGTTTGGCGCGTGAGCAGTATAATAAGAGAGAAAACGGAAAAATCTCATTTACCGCTGACGAACTTATCACACTTGCCAATTTACTTGGGTACGGAAAATATGAAATCGGTATTTTTTTTAAACAAACCGTTCCCGAAACGCAACAATAAACTATGAAAGGAAACGACATGAATGAACTAACTGGGAAATTGGTAGACGATTAAACCATATACCTCATTGCCACTCTTCCAGAGGAAGAAAAGCAAAAAAAGGATTGAAAGAAATTGGGTTACGCTATTGAGTGACTGAAAGCATTATAATAAAAAATAAAAAAAATTAAAAAAATAGAATAAAATTGTTGACAAAATAAAAAATATGGTTTAAAATAAAACCATAAAGTTAAAAAAGGAGAAACGAATGGAGTTTAAATACGATAAATTAAAAGGACGTATTAAAGAAAAATACGGAACTCAAGAAAATTTTGCGAAAGCTATCGGAAAAACTCAAACCACAACATCTTTTAAAATTAACGGAAAAAGATTGTGGAATCAAGGTGAAATCATTAAGGCTATTGAGCTATTAGACCTTTCAAAAGATGATATAGTTGAGTATTTCTTCAACTACAATGATATAGAGAGGAATCAAAAATGAAAAAACTATTTAATTTTATTTGGTCAAAAAAACAAACAGAAACAGAAGTGCCAAAATGGACTTTTGAAAAAAATGGATCAGAGCCTAGCCGTGACCGATACAACAAGGCACACGGATTAGGAAAGACATTAATTTAAAGTAATATCGTTAGCTGTTTCAATCCGTAGCCACACCTCGGTGTGCGGAGTGCAACTAAATACCTTATACCCCAAAAATAACTACCTTCTTATGAAATTGAATAGCACATCGGGGGCTGGGTGCGGATTGAAGCACTAAAAAATGGCAGAAAGGAGAACAATGGCAACTTTATATGAGTTAACAGGTCAGTTTCTAGAGATTTATAACATGGAAATTGACGATGAAACGAAACTCGACACACTCGAAGCGATTGACTGGACTAGTGATTATGAAAATAAGGTAGAAGGATATGTCAAAGTCATTAAGTCGCTTGAGGCAGACATTGAAGCTCGCAAAAACGAAAAGAAACGTTTAGACGGATTAAATAAGTCTGACCAATCAAAAATTGACAACCTAAAAGCGGCACTTTCAGTCAGCATGACTGAAACAGGTCAAACCAGAGTTGATACCACTCTATTCAAGGTTGGTTTTAGAAAATCTGAATCGGTGGTAGTTGACGAAACAAAACTACCTAAGGAGTATCAAGTAGCGACCTACAAGCCAGACAAGAAGACACTCAAAGAACTTCTTAAGTCTGGTAAGGAAATTGAGGGTGCTCATTTAGAAGAAAGGTTGAACTTAAATATACGATGATGAAAATTACTAAAGCTAAAGATATCCAGCGGACTGAAAATTGGCGAATACTAGTTTACGGGAAAGCCGGTCTAGGGAAAACGACCCTAATAAAAAACATGCCCGGGAAGACCTTAGTACTATCGTTAGATAATTCTTCTAAGGTGCTTGCTGGTTCTGAGAACATAGACATTATTGATTTTGACCGTGAGCATCCAACTGAATTTATTAATAAGTTTCTGACTGAAGCAGATAGTTTGATTAAGAACTATGACAATCTAGTCATTGATAACATTTCAAGTTTCCAATCTGATTGGTTTGTTGAACAAGGTCGCAACTCAAAAAATGGAATCAGTAATGAGTTACAACACTATTCACAGTGGACTAACTACTTCTTGCGAGTATTGACTGCTATCTATCTAAAACCTATCAATATCTATGTGACAGCGTGGGAAACCACCCACGAACTCAACCTAGAATCTGGTCAGATTTTAACACAGTATGTGCCAGAAATTAGATCAAGCGTACTCAACCAACTGCTAGGGCTTACAGACATTGTTGGTCGTATTATGGTAAATGCCAAAACAGGTGCTCGTGGACTCATTTTAGAAGGTAGTGAAGGCACTTATGCAAAGAATCGTCTCGATAATCGAACGGCTTGCAAAATTGAAGACCTCTTTAAATTTGGTGATTTAGATGGAACTAAGGAATTACCAGAATGATCTTGTTAATGGGATCAAGCAATCAATCTTAAGAGGTAATAAGCGTATCATGGTGCAGTCACCACCCCGCAGTGGGAAGACAGTAGTAATGGCTCATATCACTAAAAACGCAACAGATAAAGGTAACACTGTTCTATTCTTTAGCCATCGAAAAGAAATTAATGAGCAGGTAGTCAATACATTCAAAAGAAATGACGTTGACATGAACCTTGTAACCATTGATAGTGTTACTAAGATAGCACGAAACCTAGATAGGATATCAGAGCCATCGATCATATTAATCGACGAAGCTCACCATGTTAAGGCTAAAACCTATCTAAAAATTATTGAATACTACTCTAACAGCATTGTTCTCATGTTCACAGGTACACCTGCACGGCTAGATGGTAGTGGGTTTGATGATATCGCAGACGACATTGTTCTCGGAAAGTCGGTTAAATGGCTACAGGAGAACGGGAACATCGCACCATTTAAATATTATGCCCCTTCTTTAATCGACACTACAAACCTAAAAAAGCGTGGTGGAGAGTTTACTAAGAAATCCGTAGATGACACAATGAAACGTGTGATTTACGGTGACGTGATAAGACACTATGAGAAGTTAGCCAAAGGCAAACAAGCCATAGTATACACACATAGCGTAGAAGCTTCTGAGAGCGTTTCTAACACGTTTAACGATCAAGGTTATACTTCTATCGCGATCAGTGGTAAAACGCCACCAGAGGCTCGAGAGAGGGCAATGCAAGCCTTTAGAGACGGAGAACTTACAATTATGGTTAATTGTGAGTTATTCACTGAAGGAATTGACCTGCCAAACGTTGATGTTTGCATCATGCTAAGACCAACTCAATCATTATCACTCTATTTGCAGTTTGCCATGAGGGCTTTAAATCCAAGAGACGGTAAAACAGCTATTATAATCGACCATGTTGGAAATGTTGATAGGCATGGATTACCAAACGCCGACCGTGAATGGTCACTAAAAGGTGTAATTAAGAAGAAACAGAAAGCAAAACTCGGTGAACCTACCACACGGACGTGTGATGAATGCTACGCTACGTTTTGGAGTGCTGAACGTATCTGTCCACTGTGTGGTCACGAAAACAAACCGACAAAAGAAGAAGTTGAAATAATTCGAGAAATAGAACTCGAAGAAAGACGGCAAGAGGTTGCTAGTAAAGTTGAAACATTCGTTACTAGTGACCAATGCCAAACAGTAGAAGAACTCAAAGAGTTCGCTAAACAACACGGATATAAACCCGGTTGGGTTTATTACCAACAGAAAAAAAATAATATATGGAGATAAAAAACTATGTTTACAATTGATTACTCACAAGCAAAAGAATTCGGATCTATCAAAGACGGTACTTACGAAGTTACTATTGATTTAGCAAAACAAGATGCTACGGCAGGCGGTGCTGACTATCTCGACATTCGTTTTCGTATTCGCAAGGACTTCCAACAAGAATTCCAAAATAACATTATTTTCTATCGTATCTTTGCTAAAAAAGAAGACGGAAAATATCCAGTAGCTTCTATCATGAATCTTGCTAAAGCTGCAGGAATTCCTGATGGTACTAAATTTAGTAGCTTGGAAGATTATCTCAACCAGTTGGAAGGAAAAGCTCTTAAAGTTACCGTTAAAAACGAAAAATCTGAGTGGCAAGGTAAAACCTACGAAAATCTAAACGTTAAACGTTTGGAAGTTACCGATATCCCACTTCCAGAAGTTAATACTGAGATTGACCTTCCGTTCTAATTATGAAGATGGTTGATTACGCAATCAACTATCAACGCATGGGCTATTCTGTTATCCCTATTTCAAAAAATGGCAAAACCCCTCTTATTTCTTTCGCTGACAAACCACCAATGACTGAAAACGACATTCGGAGGGTGTGGCGAGATAATCCAGATGCTAACATTGCACTTAAAACCGATACATTCTTTGTCATTGACGTGGACATGCATGGCGATGTTGACGGTTTAACTAATTTAAGAAATTGGGAACATGCAAGACTCATACCCAAAACCTTGCAAGCTATAACCCCAAGCGGTGGGAGACATATCTACTTAAAAAAAGACCCCAACCATCCTATATCGCAAAATATTGGGATGATTGAGGGAGTAGATATCAAGGCACACGTTAATAACTATATATTAGTTCCACCGTCCAATAATTCCAAAGGATACTATGAATGGGATACAGTGCATTCGCCAAAAGATGGAAGCATAACAGAAGCACCTCTTGCGTTGATAAAAGTATTGCAGAAAATGAAACCAAACTATGAAGTCTCATCGTTTGCTAGTGACAGTGTTAGAAGTACAAAAACCACAAAGTTATTCGAGAGCATCTTACTAGGTTTTGGAGACAAAGGCGGACGAAACAATGCACTTGCCGAGTTTGTCGGTGGACTACTACTTAGAGGCGTTGACCCAGAAATCACTTATCATCTTGCAAAGATGGCAAACAGCAACACCCAAGAGCCTTTGGGCAATAAGGAATTTGAAAGGACATTTAAGAGCATGTTAAACAAAGAAATAAGGAGGATTGGACTTGACAACGATTGATTTCGATTATTACAGAGAACAATTTACTCTCTCGCCTGGGAAACCTAGCAGCAAAGAGGGAATTAAGAATAAGCTTAAAGCCTATCGAAACGACTGGTTTGAAAAATTTAAGGAAGAAAATCCAGATAGCAAAGAACCAAAGGCATTGCCAGAATTAGCAGTAGCTAAAGGTTTAAATAAATACACTCATGTTATCACCATCGAAAATGGGAAAGTAGCTATATATGACCCAGAGCGGGGATACTACCAAAAAGATTACAGATATGCCTACCAGCTTATCTATATCTTAGAACCTACATTCAATGAAACAAAATGCCGAAATGTTCTATTCTTGCTATCAAACATGAGCAGGGAATATGAATATAATAACATGTATATGGATTTTGAACCAGAATATCGAGATGTAAGGCGTTTTATTCTCGTTAAAAATGGCATCTACGATAAGCGAAAGAAGAAGCTGCTATCGTTTGACCATAAGTTTATTAATTTTAGTACCATTGAAACAGAACTGGTCGAGAATGCCCCTAAACCAATTATTAATGGTTGGGATGTCGATAGTTGGTTGTTAGATCTCATGAGTGGCGACAGTGAGCTTGTAGAATTACTATGGCAAGTGATTGCAGCGTCACTTAATGGTAACCATTCTTATCGAAAATCGATTTGGTTGGTCGGTAACGGTAATGACGGTAAAGGTACGTTTCAACAGTTAATTAGCAATCTTGTTGGATTAAAAAACGTAGCTCCCTTGAAACTTAACCAATTTTCAGAGCGTTTCGGTCTTGCCATTATCGAAGGTAAGACGGTCATCATTGGGGATGATGTCCAAGCTGGCATCTATGTGGATGAATCTTCCAATTTTAACTCAGTCGTTACTGGTGAACCAGTTTCAATTGAGAAAAAAGGAGAAAACCCCTACTTAGCGCAATTTAAGAAAACGGTTATCCAGTCTACCAACGCTATGCCAGTGTTTAAGAATAAGTCAAACGGGACATATCGACGTATCGTGATTATCCCATTCAAGAAAACATTTGGCATCAATGATGACAATTGGGCAATTAAGGATGATTACATCAATCGTAAAGAAGTTTTGGAATATGTTCTTTGGAAAGCTATTAATTTAGATTTCGATAAATTCAGTGAACCAAAAGCGACACAAGAACGTATGCAAGAATTCAAGGAAGAAAATAACACAGTTTATAAATTCCTTAATGAATACTTGTCAGATGTCGTTTCCACTCGAATTCCAGTTAGGTTCTTGTGGGATGTATACCGCTCATGGTGTCATGAGGGAAATCATACTATACCTAAAAAATCTAACTTTGAAAAAGAGTTAGCACAGAATTTACCAGTTGGTTGGATTAAAGATAGACAAAAACCTCTTGATTTTTTCAATCCAACTAAAGATAAGCCAGATTATTGGCATGATTTCAATTTTAATTGGGACGAAAACGAGGCGAAGAAAACAGCCGTAGTAATTACGGTTACTTAGTAACTATATGTTATCGCAACATGTAACCGTCAAACACCTTGATACATAAGGGTTTTCGGTTGCTTTAGTTATTTAGTTACTATATATATATATATTTATAAATAAATAAATAAATAAATATATATATATAGAGAGAGCCATCAAAAAAACGTGTAACTAAATAACTAAAGTGGCCAGAAACCTTGATATATAAGGGTTTGTAGTGGTTATTTACGTGATAACTAGGCAATTAACCGAATAACTATTAGGAGATATATGACCACAGAATCACTAATTCAAAATCAAATTCGAGTAGAACTATCAAAAGCTGGCTACATGGTATTTAGAATTAACGTTGGAAAAGTCAGAATGGCTGATGGACGTTGGTTTGATACTGGAGCACCAAAAGGTTTCTGTGACTTGTTTGGATTTAGACCAGATGGACAGATATTTTTCATCGAAGTAAAAAATGAAAAAGGTCGTGTGAGAGACGACCAAAAGAAATTTATGGATGCCATGAAAAAACGAGGAGCACTCGTAGGAGTGGCAAGAAGCGTTAAGGATGCAATGAGGATAGTTGATGGTAAAACGGTGGAATGACCATATGGCTGGCATTAAATATGCACCAAGACCATATGAAGAGCATATAACTTTGTTAGAGCGTGTAGAATATTTCAATCATTGGTTTTATGCTACCCATCAAAAGAAAGGTGCGGTGGCAATTAAACTAGGAATTAGTGATAATAAACTCAATCGCATACTGACACTTGAACAGTTACCAGATGATGAATTATTAGGAAGGATGATGGTATTATGCAAAGGAGTATGACAATTATTAGACTTCAAAATCCATACATGGATGAAACTATCAAGGTGGAAGAAGACTATAAACGTATCTTGGACATACTGAAATGGATTGAGGAAGGGAATATGGATTATCTTCAGCTACAGCAGATTGAACCAAAAAAAAGAATAATAACTATCAGCCCTAAGAATTTCGCAAAGATTGATTACTATGAGTCGGAGGAAGTAGAAGATGAAGTATAAAGTAATAACATATTTTGATCACATGGAAGATGATGTAGAAATTTATGATAGCAAGGATGAAGCTATCAAGAGAGTGCATCATCTACGAGGTGTTAAATATAGAAATTTAAAATTATATAAAGTGGAAATGGTTGAGGTGGCTAAAAAACCCCTCTAAAATCGATTTTAAGGCGTGTGTTTTGCTAGGTAGTATAAATAGACTAGAGTACCATTAAAAACGCACTATACCCCCTTAAATTGAGAATTAGGGGCATCCATATATCTCGAACCAGAACGTTAAATCGTCTGTAATCAATTTAAAAGTGTGGGTGCCATTAAAACTTAAAGGAGAATAAACGATGATTACTAGAGATGAAGCAGTTAAGAAGATTGCAGCTGAGGACTTAATTCCTAAACCTGTAGTGCCACAATATGTGGCTGATTGGTATGAGAAACATAAAGATAACTTTGAAGAATACCTATTTCAATGTATCCATGATGTTGTATATTTTAATAACGTTGTATATTTTAATAACAGAGTCGAAGTAAAATATTTTAAAGATTGGCTATCTATTGTTGATGGTTTTATGAAGGACGAATTCAAAGCTTGGACTTATGAGAATGGAGCTATCAAAACACTCATCAACATGCACCTGTTTGGGTATGAGGTGAAAGAAAAACGATATGGTATTTGACTGTGGAAGTGGAAGAGGTGTAATATGCGAAAAATAGATCTGATAGCAAAGATTAACGAGTGGGCAGACGAACGCAACTTAAAACAAGCTGACCCTAAGATACAGTGGATGCGTGTAACGGAAGAAGTCGGTGAAATTAGGGATGTACTCTTGAAACCGACTAAATTCACAGACCCACAAATGGCACTTAAAGACGCAATTGGAGACACACTAGTGACGATTATCGTATTGGCACATCAATTAGACCTTGATGTTACTGAATGCCTTGGTATTGCATACGAGGAAATTAAGAATAGAAAGGGAAAGATGGTAAATGGAACGTTTGTTAAAGAGGACGACCTATAGAGCCATTGCCTTACTACAATTATCAATGTCAGTGTATATTACAAGCTATTTGAAAGGAAGAGGACAATGAAGTACGTAGAGTACGCAGGACTGACCAAAGAATTACATTCAAGGGTCGTGGTTGAATTTAAAAATTTGAAAGAGCAACACCATAGAACATTAACAAAGTACGTGATGGAAACAAAGCAGTGCAACAGATTGCAAGCTAGAAAATATTGTCAAAGATTTGATAACGTGGTTAAAGAGCGTTCGAAACTGTCAACTACCACGTTGGATGATATGAGCGAGTATCTTACAGACGGTCTAGTTAATGACTTGAAAGAGTATCTATTAGAGAACTACTCTACTAAACGTGTCTCTTGTAAACGAGATGCTGATAAAACTAACGCAGGGCTTACAGAGGAACTTTTTCAACAATACCGCAAGGAAATCCAAGAGTTAAGAGCAGCACATCCAAACCGCATCGTGTCACATATCATGGAAGTGAAAGGATGTTCATATAATAAAGCTAATTCAATCCGCACAGCAATCTGTACAGTATACTCAGGAATTGGCAATTTAACACCTCGCAAGGTAATCCAACTTGAAGGTCTTCTATCTAGAGAGCTATTTGGCAAAATAGCTAAATATGTATTTAATAAGTATGAATGGCCTGAGAGCCTAGATAGTGAAATTGATCGCATCTATTTAGAATATCGCACTAAAGGTGATTTAGGTCTTGAAAAGGAAAGTGTCAAGCGTGCGCTATATAAAGCGATTTCTATGGGCTTGTGAGGGTTCGACTCCCTCGCTAGCTGTTAGTCTGTCGTGACTAGGTAACTTTTTTTCGACACTCGCATCGCTGACAGACCGATGCACAAACCCAGTAAATATTTTATAGAAACGAGGAAACCAATTTTACTCTAGTCTTGCATTGCTGGTAGCAAGGAATTTAAAATAAAGGAGGTGGTAAATAAAAAAAAAGCCCAAGGCAAAGATTGCCGAGAACTATTTGACAACATTATTATACCATGAAAAAGGAAAGACAATTTATGAGAACAGTTGAGCGGTTACAAAGAATCAAAGCACTTGATAGATACATCGACAGTCAGATAGAGCAAATTAAGAGACTGGAATCACAAGCGCTTAAGGTCACATCTGGTTCAATGCATACTGACATTGTTCAGGGTGGAAAGCGTAAGGGCAAAGATGATATTTATGTGGAACTTATAACGGCTAAGGAAGAATTAGAACGCTTCACAGCTGAAGCTATCAAACAGAAGCTAGAGTTTCGTAGACAGATAGCAAATATTGAGAATATAGATGCTAGGTCTTTGCTTCAAATGGTATACATTGACCAACTTGGTATCTGGCAGATATGTGACAAGTTAGGGATTAGTAGAGCTACGTACTACGTTAAACTAAGACAAGCTGAGAAATATCTAGATTAATTAATACGGCATAATATTTTAGGCATGGTAATATAGTATTATCGAATCAGAAGGACACAGTAGTGTTCTTCTTTTATTTTACTCAAAGAGGAGGGAAGCCAATGCCAATGGTAAGACGTTGCAAGGCAGATGGATGCCGTTCCTTAACAGAGAGACCATCACACTACTGTACTATACACAAGAGTATGGAAGCACAAGAGAGACAGAGATACTCACGCACTAGATACAACAAGAGAGTGAGGAACCGAGACGATGAGACTAAAGAGCGCTATGCATTCTATCGGTCAAGGACGTGGTCTTCTATTCGGAAGGTAGCACTAGAGCGTGACAACTATCTGTGTCAGTACTGCTTAGCATTAGACGTAGTCACACCTGATGCACGTATAGGTGACCACGTCACACCTGTTGAGATAGCACCAGAGCTTAGAACTGAAGTTTCAAACGTAGTAGCAACGTGTAGAAGCTGCGATAACACCAAGAGGACTTTAGAACAAGAAATCTATGGTACTGGTCAAAACAGAACGAAACAGAACACTGACCTACGACTTTCCGTGGCAGCGTGGGCGGGTTTAATAGCCCGTAAAAAGGCGGACGTCGTTAAACCCCTCTAAAACGCCCGTAGCGCGATTTTAAATAAGGGGTGGTATATTTACCCTATGTGGGGTATAAAATCGACCCCCGCCCCCTTCTCGCGCCTTAGGAGAG